GATCGAGCCGACGCCGCCGGTTTCCGTGACGATCACGCGTTGCGCGGCCGAGGCGATCGCGTAGGCTGCCGAGAAGGCGGCATCGTTGGCCACCGCCCAGATGGGTTTCCGTGCTGCGGCCTCGCGCACCCGGCGCGCGAGTTCGAAGCAGCCCGATGCCTCGCCACCCGGCGAATCGACATCCAGCAGGATGCCGGTGACACTGGGGTCGGCTACGGCCTCCTCGAGCATCACGCTGATGTCCTGATAACTGGTCAGCCCCGATGCCGTCTCCAACCCCAGGGTGCGTTTCACCAGCGTGCCGTGGATCGGAATCACGGCAATGCCGACCGCACCTTGCATGTTCGGCCGGGGTGCGGGTACTGCCGCGAGCAGTTCCGTGGCATCAGAGGGGATGGGGCTATCGATCCCCAATCGTGACCCGAGGACCGACAGGATCACGTCGAGCTTGGCCCGATGGACGAGCAACGGCGTCCCGAAGATACGGGATGCGAGATGTGGAAGCATGTATTACTCCGTGGGTTGTTCGGTTTGTGGATGCGGTGCGGCAGCCGGTGCCTGGTCATGCCGTGGATCAGAATCGAAGACGAGGCCCAGCGCGTCGGCGCGGGCGTTATCGTTCGCAATCTCCCGATCGACATCCTCGGCGTCGTAGCCATAGGCCGAGATCGCCTCCGAACGGCTGGTGAGTCCAGCGCGAATGGCAAGCTTCATGGCGTTGAACTCCTTCTGCGGGTCGACCCACTGCCAGCCCTGCGGAATCCACTTGGCGATCTGGTACTCACGCGGACGACGGCTGTAGCCGGGGAGCGTGAGCGAACCTTCGAGCACCGCCTGATCCATCCATGCGCGCCAGATCGGACGACACAACTGGTGAACGATCACTCCGTGCTGGATCACCTCGCAGCGGCGGCGGAACTCCAGTAGGCCGGCGCGGATCGACGAGTAGTTCACTTGCGTCAGGTCACCGGTGAGCATCTCGTAGGTGATGCCCATGGCGGCCGCCACTGCCCGGAACTGCTGACGCATGAACTCGCCGTAGCTCGAGCCCACGTCCGCCGGCGCCGAGAACTTGATGTCCTCGCCCGGCTCCAGGATCTGCAGCGTGCCGGGTTCGAGCCCCGCGAGCGCCACCCCCTGGGCATCGGGCAGCCCCTCGCCCATCAGGTTGTCTTCGGGGGCCAGGCGCGTGATGAATCCCGCGAACATCGCGGCGGTCTTCTTCCTCACCAGTTCGGCGTCGTCGTACTGGTCGAGTTCGTTGAGCTTAACCAGCGCCCGAGCAAGCCACGGTTCGCCACGGATCTGCCCGGGGCGCAGCGGGCGGAAGAGGTGGATCACCTCGTCGGTCGGCACCCGAACCGTTTCGACACCGCCGGCACCGGACATGGGGCCGAGACTTCCGTCGTTCGGGTGCGAACGGTAGAGGTGGTAGGCGACACGTCGTCCCAGTCGGTCGAACTCGATGCCGGCACGGATGACGTTGCCGTTCGCAAGCTCCCGGTTCATCGCCAGCGGCAGGTGCTCGGCCTCCAGCACCTGAACCTGGAGTGCGACCGGCAGCCCGTCCTCTGGGCGCCGCCAGCGCAGCCGCACGATCGCCTCGCCGCCCTCCAGCATGGCCCGGCAGGCAAGTGACTGCAGCCCGTAGAAATCGGTGAGCCCCGCTGAATCAGCGACCTCGCACCAGTCCCACCACAAGCGCTGGATGGCTTCGCGCTTGGCTGCGTCGGGCACCATGCTCTGCGGCTTGATGCCGGTGCCGATGGCGTTGGCCACGAAGGCCTCGATGCCGGCAGCGGCCCAGGCGTTGCGCCGCACAAGGTCGCGGCTCTTGGCGCGCAATTGCTCCTGCGTGTAGGCGAGTGCCGCCACCGCACCGGGGTTGGCCACCGTCCAGGCGAGCGTGCGTCGGCCAAGGCCTGCGCCGTCGTAGGTGGGCGTACCGCCGAAGAGACGGTGTTTGAGGTTGCCGAACCAGCCCATCAGAATCCCTTCCCGGTGGTCACGCGGATCTGACACGGCGGGCGTGGATACAGGCCGGTGGCCACGGCATCCTTGTGCATCACGGCTTCGACCTCGGCGATGGCGGCTTTGAGTTCCTCGACGGTGCGGTACTCGACCGTCTTGTCGCCGAAGGTGACGCGCTTCTCGCCACGGGCCAAGCTGTCACGCAGGGCCTGCAACTGGGCTTCGGTGTAGGTCGGGATGCTCATCGATAGACCACCACGTTGATTTCCGTGGTGTCGGCAAGCGAGCCGGCACTGGTGACGCACACGATGTCGAGTGTCGTGCTCGTCTTGCCTTCGGTGGTGGAGCGAGCGGCGGCGAACCGGATCGTGCCGGTTGAGGTGTTGCTCCTGCCGGTGGCGACCCAGCAGTAATCCGTATCCGCGAAGGGTGTAGCGAAGGTGATGCGGTACCGACCGGCGGCGAGGCGTGATACGGACGCCACGTTGTGCGCGGCTCGCAGATCGACCGTGCCGCCGACATAGCCGAAGTTCGCCCAAGCCCGGGCCAGACCCGGGTGATCTGGGCGAATCAGTCCCTTGATCTCGGTGCCGATGCGGGTGGCGAGCACCGACAGTTGCGCGACGAGGCTCATGCCTTACACCAGGGCGGCGTTGAAGATCGCCACGAAATCGGTGGTGGTGTCGCCGATGTCGCTGGCCGCCACTGCGCCGATGTTGCTCCGGGCCTGGGCCTGCTCGAGCGCGGTCAAGGTCTGCGCGGCATCGAAGCGCACCCGCTTGTCGATGGCGGCCGTCAGCGCGGCGATGCCGGTCTGGTCGTTCTGCAACGCCTGCTGCAGTTCCAGCAGGGTGTCGTAGGCCGGGTCGGCACCACCCAGGATGTCGGCCTTCAGCGCATCGAGCAGGGTGACGACCTTGTTCGACGAATACGTGGTCGTCGTCGATACCTGCAGGTCGTCGATGGCCACCGCCGTCAGGATCGCGGCCTTCAATTCGTTGATCGCCGCCACCAGGCTCGACTTGTCGGTAGTGGTCAGCGCGGTCAGCGTGCCGGTACGGCCCTTGACGGTGTTGAATTCCTCGGCGACGCGCAGGACGAAGCTGTTGAGTTGGGTTTGCAGACTCATGGTGGGGTTCTCCAGTAGTGGTGATCAACTGAACCAGCGACTGCGGATGACGCGCCGGCCCGTTCTCGGGGTTCCAGAAACAGCGAGGCCACCGCCGGGTTGGTGTCCGTTGGTGGCCTCAGTGGGTTGCTCGATTTGCGGATCGGGGTTGCCGGGCGGCGAGAGTCCGATCTGTCGTTCCAGTTCGCGCCAGTGCCGCTCCTCGAAACGGTCGAGGCCGGAGGCGGCGGCAGCGGCCCGGGCATAGACATAGCAGTCGAGCGCTTCGTTTCTCTCGCGCAGTTTCTGCCACTCGCGCTTCATGTAGCCGTTTCGGTCGCGCAGCGTCACCAATTGTTCTGCGCACAACTGCTGCAGATACTCCGCATCCACCTTCGGCAGATGAACGTAGCCGGTGGGGTAACGAACCGTGACCCCATCCTCGGAGACCTCCGGGGACTTGCGCAGGTTGTTGTAGAGCTCCAGCTTGGCGATGCCCACCGCCACGGTGAACAGCTTGATGCCCCGGCGCAGCTTCTTGCCGCCCTGCGTTACATCCACCGCCGTCGGCGAGCCCACCAATGCCGGGCCCTTGGCCGAACCCTTGACCGCCATCACCCGAAAATCACGTGCCAGCCGCACGAAGGCATAGGCTTCCTGCGTGGCAAAGCCGGTATCGAGCGCCAATCGCGTCAAGGGCATCTGGCAGCCACTCTCATGGGTCCAGGTCTCGCGCAGCACGGCGGCCAGCGATTGCCAGACCTCGTCGCGGGCGGTGTCGCCCATCAACACGCGATGCTCGACCAGCCAGGCTTCCTTGCCGCGCCCGAAGGCCCACACCGAGACTTCGATGCGATCCTTCTGCACGTCGGCGCCCCCCACGAGCAGCAGGCCGCCTGCGGGGACGGAGCCGATGCGGTAATCCTCGCGCCGCTCCAAGAGGCGCTGCCAGTCGGGGGCTTCACCCTCCTCGACCCAGGCCTCGCCCAGTTCGGAGTTCTTGAACGCCTTGATGATCGCCGCCGAGCGGCTCTCCGACATGGCGGCCTTCTCCCACGACGC